CCATTTAATAATTTTACCTTCTTCTAAAATTTTATCAGCATGTTACGCACCAGCCTTTGAACCATTACCCGAATCAAATTTTTCTCGGACCTTTCCCACATCAGTTAGATCAACAGTTTCTAACCAACCACATTCACTTGAAGCTTGTCTATCCCAATGACTTCTTTTAGAAACCCAATCTATGATATTGTACATTAGATTTTCACCATTAATTGATCCTGATGGTTTAGGATCAGCATAATAATCAATATATTGATAACCTTCGTATTCAGCTCCAGATCCTGGACTACCATTGATTTCTAATATATAAGGTTTTCCTTTATATACAATATGGTCAACTCCCACAAGATAAGCCTTTGAAGCTCTACTTGCTTTTAAAATAATTTCTTGTTCTTCTTCGCTTAATTTGTATGGTTTTGGTACAGCGCCTCTATGCGTATTTGATCTGAACTCATCTTCTGCATGTACTCTATTTGTTGAGGCAAAAATTTTATTATCCACTACAAGTGTTCTAACATCACCATCTGCTGGCATGTATTCTTGTAGTAATAATTCAGCGTCATGCTTCCATAATGCTTGAATAGTTGATGTTAGAGAATCTAAACTACCAATTTTAATAACACCAATACCTTGTGTACCCGTTAATGTTTTTAATATAATAGGAAATTTACCACCAACAAGTTTAAGAGCATCTTCTATATTTTTTTCGTTAGAAACAAATGCTGTTCTAGGTGTAGGTATACCAAACTTTTCAAACAATAAAGCTGATGTCAATTTATTATCACAGGTCAACATAGCTGATCTTGTGTTTAACATAAATGCTTGTGAATTTTGAAATGCTGATATTAACGATAGTCCTGCCTCATCTTCAACGGAACCCGCTCGTGTAATACAAACTGTATCTTTACCTACAAAGGTGTGTTCGGAATCTCTACCATCATAATTATAAACAGTTAAAGTATTTTTTTCTTCGTCTTTACCTGTGATGATTGCATGTTTTGTATTAATGATAATACATTTAAAGCCTTTTTTTTGACAAGCTTTTTCGATTAGTCCTACCGTTAGTTCTTTTTTTGAAGCACTACCGGATTTTTGTTTTTTAACTTTAGGACTAGCTTTCGTAAGGATAACAACCGTAATAGGTTTATCTTTACGCTCTTTGTTTTGTTCTGTTATATATTCTCTAAACTTTGGAACTTGCATTTAACTCTCATCACTACTTTCAGTTTTTGGTTCAATCTTTTTTCCAATATTGTATTTTGCTGATAAAATCCATTCCTTTTTTTCTTTAAAAGGTAACACTTTGATTTGACTTAATGGTGCTTTATTTTCTAGGACTGTTTGGTTTTTGTCAACAATTTCAATCAACTTCCAATCTTGTAAAAGAATTGATATTGTATTTCTTCTTTGAATATCATTTTCTGACAAGGTTGCATTCTTACCATCTAACGCAAATAACTCTTTGAAATGTGTTATGAAATATTTACCTTGCTTGTGTAATATATGACAAGATTGATATAATGTTTTATCTTTTCTACTAGCGACACCAATACGTGTCAATGTTTCTCTAATTTTTAGGAAGTCGTCAGGCTGTTTGATTGTAACTTCAAGCATACTATCAGGCGTCCAATGTACAATATTTTCACTCATTTTGTTCTCCCGCCCTTGGATAAGGACTTTTTAATTTGTTCAATTTGTTGTTCGCTTAGTATGTTGAGTGCTTGTTTAGCCTTCTCATTACTATATCCATAATACTCTTTTACATACTCTAAATTATTCAATTTAGTTTGTGATAACCATTTACCACCAAATCGCTTACTTTTTCTAATACTATTTATGTAAAAATGGAACTGTACCTTTTTGTCTAGGAAGTGATATCCATTCATTTCATTCGCTTGTGCAATACAATCATAGAACATAGATAAACACTTATTTATAACAAATGGTGGGTATTTCTTCTCCCAGGTAGAGTCCTCTGTATCTAGCAGATTTTCTTTAGTGAAATTTAGTGCGTTAAGGTAATCTCGTAACTCATACATAATATAAACTTAATGCTATTTTCTTTTATTGTGTCTACCCATATACCATTCGCCTGGTTCATAATCCCAACGTTTGCCATGATGGCCTCTGATATCTGCGTACCACATTCTTAATTTAACTATTATTTTTCTAAAAATTGTTCTTTTTGCCATCCTATTCTCTTATTTAAATTTACATCCGGCCATAATTTCGGTCAAGCATGCAACCATATTTATTTCTTGATCAGCGACAAACGCAGATTTATATTGGTATCCAGCAAGAATTAATATTGATTGAGGAACTGACTTACTATCTAAACTTGTATAAAGAGTTTCATATAATGTCTTAAACAATGAAGATGGTTCTTTATCAAGGTTTTGTACTACCCATTTTCTCATATCATTAAATCTTTTCTCTTTTAATGTCTTAATGAGTTCTTTAGTATTCGCCTCTGATAGATTGAATAATATACCACTATCTATCTTACCTCGTACAGAATACCGCTGTAGCTCGTTGATAGTACGTCTAAAGTCCGGATAATACTTCTGTATAAGTTCTGCTAGTACATTCTTATCAAACTCTATATTTTCGTCTTTTAAAACATCTTCCATACGTTTCATAAAGGCCATGGCAGTCTTTTTTACTTGACCATTTGTAATCTTAAAATCAATAACAGTACATCTACTATGAAGTGCTGGTATGATCTTATTCTTATAATTACAAGTAAAGATAAATCTACAATTCTTATAAAAAGTTTCTATAAAATTTCTTAAAGCTGGTTGAACACTCTCAGCATTCATATAATCAGCCTCGTCAATTATAATAACTTTATGATTTGCGTCTTCGGTTAAGGAAACTGTGGAAGCAAAGTTTTTAATTTTACTTCTTACAGTATCTATTTGTCTACCCTCGTCTGAACCATTTATGACAATATAGTCACAACCTAGTTCTTCACATAGTGCTTTAGCAACAGTTGTTTTACCTGTTCCAGCACTACCGGATAATAATAGATTTGGTATTTCTTTTTGTTTTAGAAATTGAGTAAATGTATCTTTTAATTCTTCGGTAAGAATACACTCACTAATTTTCTTTGGTCGATACTTTTCGACCCATAGGAACTCTGACATAATATAAACCTCATTTTACTTATCAATTAATTAAACATACTATTAAAACTCTGAATCAGGTTCTAATGCTATCCAATATTGTAAGGGTTTATTTCTGTTTACAAAGTGACTTATCTTTGCTTTAGAGATCGCTACGTCATAGTCATCAACTAATTGTTTAAAGTTTTCTGTTCTATAATACGCAGTAAACTTCTTATCAGATTCACCTACATCAATAGAATATTCATTTGAAGTAGTATTCTTTTTGTCCGTTGCAACCATTTTAACTACTGAACCATTGCCTATAACAGCAACGTCAGGTAGATTTAATGTAGTTGCACCTTTCATTATTTTTGTAAAGTCATCTTTTTTCAAAGTAAACGTCACGTGCTTATCTGGCATTGTGATACCTTTACTTGGAGATACTACAACAGATTTGTCAGCAAAGAAATATTTAATTGCTTGTTTAGTATTACTCTCAGCAATATTAACATAAGCTCCACCGTTAAAGTTAAGGTCTGGCTTAGCAAATAACTCAACTGATCTTAAAAATTCAGGTAAGTCATATATCGCAAATTCACTTTCAAACTTTTCTGATACTTCAGCTTCTGCTAAAATATTTTTCATTGTAGAAATAGTTTGTACTTTACTTCCAGGTTTAATCAATAAGTTTTGATTAATGTCTGAAAAGTTTTTTAACACAGATATTGTGTCGCTTGATAGGTTCATGTTTTCACTCCATTTTCATAATTTAATTTAATATAATAGTATCATAGTTTAGTTTAATTGTCAATGTTATAAGCTTTTAGTAATTTCACTAGCTGTTATAAAACTTAAAACATCTTCTGGTGATGAAATTGTATATGGGTCTTCATCAATACTAGAGTTATTAAGACCTGGTTCTTCAAAAAATTCTTCTACTAAACCGTCATTAATAATAGCTGTATATCTCCAGCTTCTCATACCAAAACCTTGTGCGGGTTTGTCCACTAACATTCCCATTGATCTCGTAAATGTACCACAACCATCAGGTATCATTTTAACATTTTTAATTTGTAAATCTCTTGCCCAAGCATTCATTACAAAAGCATCGTTTACTGATATACAATAAACATCATCAAAACCGTGATCTTTAAATTGTTGATATAACTCATCATACATTGGTAACTGTTGTCCCGAACAAGTTGGTGTAAATGCGCCTGGTAAACTAAACAATGCTATCTTTTTGTTTTTAAATAATTCACTAGTGTGTACATCTTTCCATGTACCACCTATCAAAGTACAACCACCCTTTTCTTCACTGTCGCCTTCTCTAAATTTAAATGTATGCTCTATAATATTCCACTGGTTCATAATATATTTCCTTTTCAATTTATATTCATTATATACTAAAAGAGCGCTCATGTCAAGTGTGAGCGCCCTTTGTATTAGTTGTTATTTAATAACAATATTTTTGGCTTTCTTATGCTCTGGAATAATTCTTTCCAAAGTTACTTTAAGTAAACCATCTTTTAGTTGAGCACCTTTGATTTCAACTTCGTCAGCGATTGTAAATGTCTTCGTAAATTGCCTTTTAGCGATACCTTGGTGTAGCATCTCCTCATTTGGTTTACTATCATCTTCAAACGTTCCTACGTTGTCCTCGAACTCTTGGTCTTGTTTAGTTTTAACGGATTTAATTGTTAAGACGCTTTCCTCAAAAGTAACCGTAATATCTTTTTTAGAGTACCCAGCCAGAGCCAACTCAATATCATAAGTGTATTGACCTGTCTTTACAATGTTGTATGGTGGATAGTTTGGTACGGTAGTTGCTCTAGCATTGTGTTCAAACATTCTTTCAAAATGATCGAATACGCTATCGAATCCTACTGTTACCGGTCTTAATTGGTTGAATATACTTAGTGCTTCGTGTGTCATAAAAACCTCCTAGTTTAAGCAAAGTTATTTCTTTTAAAATGTACACCCATTAAGGCATGTACATAGTTATTTATATAAGTATTATTTTTTAAAATTCAAGTGGTAGTTTATTTTTAGGTGTAAACTACCAAATCACCACTTGCGACACCGATAAATTATCGGGCTCTTTACGCCATTAGGGTCTTATGAACGGCCCTAACCATAATATATATACTTCAATTACGGCGTAAAATTCTATTTAATTATATACCTAAATGCTGTTTTAATTTTTTTTGTGTTTTTTTATAGTTAGCAATACCTTCTTTTTTCTTACGTCTTTTTTTCTCTGACGGTTTCTCATAGACAGAGTTTAGTCTATAATCTTTGATACCACCTTCTTTCATAACTTTCTTTTTTAGAACTCTTAATGCTTGTTCTAAATTGCCATTTCTAACATCTACTTTAATACTCAATTTATACTTTCCTTCCCATTGTTTTAAAATCGGAAGAATCTACAACCTGATATGTTCCCTTATTGTAACCGATCCCTATTGTTTTACCAGCAGGCAATGTAACTTTTGGTAAACTACGCTTAATACAACTGCCTGAAATTTTATCACTTGTTGGTATAGAATTCATTTTTTGACCGTTAATATCTAAAGTATAATCAGGCATAGTTTTTACACCTTTGATTAGCTTTAAATTAACAGGTCTATATCGTTCTCTAATTTTTTCCATAACTTAATTCTTTTTCAATTTCTGTATTGCCACAGGTAATTCCTTGTAAAGTGAGGGTGGCCACTACACCACCCCCTAGGACTACACTATGAAATAGATTATGCATCAGTAGAGTATGGACTATTATTGTCCGTATCTTCCTTTTGCGACTCACTATCATTGTCTTCCACTTGTGAATTAACATCAGCGTTCCTCTGGTCTTCCATTATGTCTTCGACATTGGCGCCAGCATCAACTTTGGTGTATAACTCAACAAAGGAATTTTTAGTATCATCATCAAATCTATTCGTACACATCTGAATAGCTTTCATCTTATTATCAAAGATGGCATAAGCTTGTGTAATATGTACAAGTCTTCTAGTTGATATAATCTCATCAACACCACCATCAAAATAAGTTTTTCTGATAACATCTGCCCAAGTTGTAAGTTTTTCTACGAACTTAACATCTTGCTTACCTGCGGCTTTTAAAGTATTAATTAATATTTTCTTCTCAACTTTTGCTTGAGGATACGACTGTTCAAACGTTACAGGAAATCTCTCAAGGAAAGCCTCGTTAAGAATATTAGTACCAATAAATTTACCGTCTTCGGAACCTTGACCTTTTGTATTCGCTGTAGCGATTACATTAAACCCTGGTTTTGGTTTTACAAACTTGTTAATCTTTTTAACAAAGACACCTGAACCTTCAAGGATCGGTTGTAAACACATAATCTTATTAGACGCTAAGTCAACTTCATCTAACAATAGAAGAGCACCTCTCTCCATCGCTTCGATAACTGGACCATTCTGCCATACTGTTTGACCATCTTTAAGTCTATAACCACCTAATAGATCATCTTCATCTGTTTCAATAGTAATGTTAACTCTGATTAGTTCTTTTTTCAATTCAGCACAAGCTTGTGTAACTGACATTGTTTTACCATTACCAGAAAGACCTGTAATAAAACAAGGATAGAATTGACCAGACTTAATAATATTTTTAACATCTGGGTAGTTACCAAAGCTTACAAAGATTGGATCTTTTTTTGGAACTATATCACCCGTTAAAGATGAAACAATATAAGCTGCTTCTTTTTTAATCTCGGAAACGGGAGCTTCCAATAACTGTTCGTTCTCTGTAGGTTTACCTTCTAACGGTAATTTGTAAGTACCTCTGTCAACTTTGTACTTATCTGATTTTAACCAAGATGGGTTCTTAATCTTTTTCTTATCAACAAGAGCATTAATTTCTGATCTTGTTAAAGTATCTTTTTTATAGAACTTATAAAGTTCTGATACTTGTTCTTTTTGAGCGATGTTTAAATCAATCATAGTGTTTTTTCCTTTCATAGTTTATCCTTTTATACGTTAATTATATCAGGTTTGTATTGTA